TCTATTTCCGCCATTGTCATCACCCCTATTTGTGATTTCCGCGCATACAAAAATAAACCCCTATGAAACCATTAGGTTTCATTCAATCCGATAAGAAAATAACGAAAATTAATGCCCTGAACCCCTTAAAACCACAAATATATGAAACGATATCCGTTCAATAGTCTCCGCCGCCTCGAGACTGAACGAAAAACTGCATGTATACATTCGCCACAATGCGCCCAAGATTGTTAGGGCGTATTGTTATTTCGTGCCACCCCCGATTTATCTTTCCTCCCCCATCTTTCGATAGATATGGGACTATATCGATATCTTGTTCTGTTGTTCCGATTCCGGGTAATTCTGAACCATCCACCTCTATCGTTAGTGCGTCCGGGGCCGGACCTTCGAAAATACCATATTCGATATCATGAACGTGGTTTGGAAGTGTAATTTCGTGGACGTGGCTAGGTAACGTAACATCATGATTGTGTCCCGGGATGAAAACGCGATGTTTATGTGGCTGCACTTTATGTGCGTGGTATTCTGCAACCCCCTCAAATGGTCCTGAAGTGACTACGGGCCATACATTGGGGTCAATTCCCGGTATAGGAGTTTCATTTCCTAGCGTATCACCATCGAAACCTCCTGCCGTGGAGCTTGTCGTTACGGTCGCACCGCCAGCGGCCGTGCTTTTAGTGATGGCCCCACCTCCAAGTGTTGCTTTGCTATATGCCCTGAATGCCGCGACTTCATACGATAGGGTCAACTTATTAATGCGAACAGTTTCTTCAGGGATATAAAATTTTAATATCGCCGGGTGCTCTGGGTCGCAGTTATCCATAAAATCGTGACTATCCAGATTGGTCGCTCCCTGCGCATATGTTTCATTAATCCGTATTCGCCGATCCAAGTCCGCGAAAGCTGTTGCAATGTCCTGCACCCGATTTGCAATTTCGATCTTAACGTCGCCCGGCGCGCCGCGAACATCGCGCTTCCCGACATTGACCACCCGCGCAATGAAATCAATGTCCAATTCCTCATCAATCACCCTCACTTCCGTTCCGGTCCGGAATTTATCAATCGGATCGCCAGTTAAAGCGAACAATTCCGCCGAGTCGACGGTATAGGTGATGCGTGGCGTCTTCAGCTCACTCAGGATCGCCTGACAACGGGCCAAAAGGGTTTCCGGATACTCGATACGCCGATCGACGAATATTTGCGAAATAACCCCATATTGCGCCTGCGTGTCTGCATCGATATACGGCAATCCGCCATTGATATCCGAAAATTTTAGTTGGTTGACCCCTTCCCCATATCCTAACCCATATATCCGGGTGCATAGGTTCCGGGGGTCAACATCTTTAGTAATCCCACGAAGGTTTATACCATATCGGATATACGCTTCTACGCCCGAAGGAGGCTCCACAAGGTTGAGTGTCCATGGGTAGAGGCTTGTATCCCACGTCCACATGTATGCGTCCACAAACGGCCTCGGGACACTGAAAAGGGCTGCCAGTAGGTTTTCATTCTCCCAGTTATACTCAAACTGCCGGGCAAAGCTCACTTCGCCAAGTTGCCAACGATGCACGGTCTGCCGATCCAAGATGTACTCGAGAACGTCCATCGTGTATACGCCTAAGTTTCCAACAGTGTGGTACTGAAACATCACATCATCCAGCAGCGTCGCCAAGACGTGTTCACATTGATAGGTAATGGTTGCCCCGCCGTCCACCCGACGTGTACTCGTCGGAATGATCCGAAACAAACCGATGTGTTCGCCGTTATCGTCGATCTCCACAAAGCGCAACGGCAAGCACTCATTGTTTTTTGGGTCGTTGGCCGGTAATGAAAATGATGCTGGCCAAATCGTATTTAATGGCGTCTCGTATCCGATTGCAAAGGCGTTCTCCAGGTATGCGACGAGCTGCATGGATTGATCATAGACTTTAATCATAGTCCGCCCCCCTACACAAACTTGAGTCTAAATTTGAATGTGATCGATATGTTTAGGCTGCTCCCGCCAATGCTCACAACGTTGTTGCCCGCGGCGAATACCGGAAAATCCCCTGACACCTTACCCAACGCATTCGTGTTACCGATTTTTGCTGTATATTTATCGCAGTCAATGACGAGCGTTTGTCCCGATATGGCTGCGTTATAGGTCAATGTTTTGCCATTTGCCGTGATTGTCAGTGAATTGAAGGAACCGGAAATCTCAATAACCGGTTGTACATACAATCCCCCGTAATTGTTGATGTTTAGCGTCGTGGGGCCATTGACATCAAATTCATAAGAGGCGTCGACAGATATGTCCGAATCGACTGGAATAAGACTGTCCACATTGATACTTTCGACGCTATACAAGCTATATGCGAACGGATCGAAAGCTACTAACGGAAGCGAGAAGCGCCCGAGTCCGATGATGCGATTAATGTCCAATGAACCCACATAGCGCACCTTGTAGAACCGGTCAGGACGCAGGTCGAAGACCAGTTCAAGGGTGCGTGGTTTCCCGAATCCGTCTACTAAAAGAGCGGCCAAATTTTCAGCCGCACTTTGCAAATTGTATGCGTTATGTTGTATGACAGCACAATCGAGTTGTATCTGTCTCGGTCCGACATCGGCCCCAAAGTCCCACGCGCCGTTTCGTCCTGGTATCGTCATGGTGCGATCGACCGTATTCGGGAGGATCGGTCGACGGGAAGTGCTAACCATGATAATGCCCAACTCCTTGGCCGTCTTTCCCCCGAGAGTAAATCCGCCATTTATCACCGACCCGCCCCCCCCCTAACCGCGTTTTGTTGCAAGTTGAAAAGTTCCAAGGCAATCGCCTGAATGTCACTGTCTTTCCGCACAATGAAATTCGCCCCAGCGAACATGCCTTCGAAATTGTAGTTCCCACCCATAGTTCCGGTTTGAATGGAAGGAGAAGAAACTTCTGACAATGCGCCGGTCGTCGCAGCCGCCATATTCGCCGCCTGTTGCCGGACATCCGATATGGTGTTTCCGATCCCCAACGCAAAGCCCTCGCCGGTATACTCGCCGAGTTGCCGCATGACTTTGGACGGGGATTGAATGCCGAGTGCGCTTTTTAAGCCGCCTGTTACGGTGGAGGCGACATTGGATATCGCAGATTTGATTGCCCCGATCATCGTCGTGATGCCGTTAATTAAGCCCTGCATGATGTCCTTGCCGATCTGCACCAAGTCGATGTTTTTCAAAAACGTTTCGATGTTGTTCCAAACGTCCTCGAAAATCCCCTCGATATCGTTCCATGCTCCGCGCCAGTCGCCTTTCAGGACCTTAACAAAAGCCGAAATAACCCCCTTGATGATGTCAAGGGCGCTCGAAATGACAAACTTGATGCCTTCCCATGCTACTTTCACAACCGACTCGATGACCGGCCATACCGTTTGAAAGATCGCCTTTATCGCAGCGAGTTGGACATCGATATAGTTTTTGATAAGGTCGAATGCAATCTTGACAATCGCAAGGATCGCTTGACCGTTCTCATTCCAAAATCGCTTCAATTCGTCCAGTTCGGACTTTACAAAATCCGTCACGGTGCGAATCACCGTATCGACTGTACTCGAAATGGCATCGAGCGCCGTCTTGAACGATGATCGGATCTGCTCCCATATCCGCTGAACGCCGGTTCGAAAATCCTCGTTGTTCTTGTACAACGTCGTAAAGATCGCGATCAGTCCGGCGACGGCAGCGACCGCTATGCCAATCGGCCCGGTAATCGCCGCGATCGCCGCGCCCAATAGCCCCGACGCACCCCCAGCCGCCGCGAAAACGCCGGATATCGCCCCGACGGATGTGATTAATTGCCCGAGTATGATTAATACCGGCCCGATCGCTGCGCCTATCCCTACAAGCGTCAAGATCGTTTTTTTCGTTCCATCATCCAGGTCGTTGAACCAGCCAACGAGACTTGCGATGGATCCGATAATCATCGAAATGATAGGTGTCAGTGTGTTCCCGAGTTCGGCCATAGATTGCTGCAAGTCGTACTGTGCGTTGGCATTCTCGACCAAAGCCTGATTGTTTTCCCGGTACGCTTCGTTAACCTCGGGAAATCCGAGGTCAGCGAGTTGCTGCAATACATATTGCTGCTGCTGGCCGTTTGCGATCGCTTCCGTCAGTCCCGCATTAAACACGTCCAAACTGACGCCCGATCGCTCCAGCAGTTCCGCGAACGGGCCAATGGCCGCGCCGGTTGCCAATGTCTCTTGTAGGCCGTCCGCAATCCCCTCAAACTTTAGCGTGTCTGAAAACTTGATGGCCGCGCCTGTTATTGAGTCAAGCGCTTCACGGAAGGCGTCCCCTTTGAATCCGGCAGCGAGCAAGTTTGATAAACCTTCGACACCGGAGTCCAGTTCGCCGGTTACCGCATACACGTCACGGAGGGATTGTTCCATGTCCTCCATGCTCGCTCCGGCTATCTGTGCATTCGTTGATAGTCGGGCCGTGAATTTCCGGAATTCCTCCGTTCCTTCAGTTGCAAGTGCCGCGATCCCGACAATCGGGGCCGTGATACCCAGCGCCATTTTTTCGCCGACGCCCTTCAGCCCGTCGCCCGCCCGCTTGATCTTGCTGGCGGCGGATTCGGCATCATTACCCGCATCCTGGAACGACTTGCCGGTATCGTCCAGCCTTCCTTCTAGGCTGCGAAGCTCCTGCTCCGTCTTTGCAACCTCACGCTGAAAAGCCCGGTACTGCCCCTCGGAGATTTCGCCGCGCGCGAATTGTTCTTCAACTTGCTTCTGCGCTTCCCGTAACCTGTTCAGCTTTTCGCTCGTGTTGGCAACAGCATCGCCGAGCAGCTTTTGTTTTTGGGCGATCAGTTCCGTATTTGTGGGGTCAAGCTTCAGCAGCTTTTCAACTTGCTTCAGCTCGGATTGGATGTCCCGGCTTTTTTTATTGACGTCCGATAGGGCAGCAGACAGCCCGGTCGTATCTGACCCTATCACGACGTTAATCCCTTTTATCGTCTCGGCCAAACGATATCACCGTCCTATCTGCCGTAAAAGGCGTCAATGTCCACTTGGTTTGCTTCTCTTGCCTCTTCGTTCTTCACGCCTGCAAACGCACGAGCCAAATCAAGCAAATCCCTGACACGCAGCTCATTGATTTCTCCCAAACTCAGACCGACCTTTTTCCCGATCGCGAGTAAGCTGATTTCGATTTGGCTTGTATTACTTGGCTTTTCGTTGGAGCGCTCCGCCTTTGACTCCGGAACGAAAAAATCCGTGTGCGGCCTCCTCCACGGCACCACGCAACACGTCAGGATCGGAAAGGTCGAAGGAGTCCAAACCAGACAACCACTCGACAAAGGACGGGAATGGCTTTCCAAATGCGTCCGCTTTCGCCATTGCCCAAATTAATTGCAAGAACGCTACCGAATCCAGTTGGCTCGGGTCCACGTCGTTCTCATCGATTTCATCCTTCTTTGCGCCCGGCTTCATCATCTTGGTCATCTTCGTCAGATCGCCGAGCAAGTCGCTGTTGAATTCCTGCTTATAATACAAAAGAGCCAGGGGCGTGGCCCTGACTCGTACCGTTTGTTCCCCGATTTGCAATTCGCGCATATCAAACCACCACCAGACCAAGGATTGCCGTGGAAAGCGCCGTGTTCGCAGCATCGACTTGTGCTTGCGATGCGCTGACATTCGTATTTACGGCCGTAGCCGCTGTCTTCGCCGTGCTCAAATTCGACCAAGTGCCAGCGGTGTACGTGGCTTGCGTCAGGCTGTTTGCGAGCGCCAGATTTGCAGCAAGCGCCGTCTTGTTGACCGAACCGAATGTCGGGATTGTGACGGCCGAGAAAAAGGCGTTATACGCCGCAGTATTCGTGTCAGACAATTCCATGTCGCCCTTGACGATCATCCGCCCGCCAATCAAGATCGGCGAAATCGCAAGGTTAATAACGTCCGTGGCCGGTGTGATCGTCTCATTCGTTGTCGTCCGCTCCTTGGCCGGTCTGCTGGCTTGGCAATCGTAATGCACAAATCGCCGATTCCGTTGATCGCCTTGTACCTGACCCATAAGGGCGAATTTTTCGGAGATGCCGTCCGATACCTCGACCAACATGCCATTGCTGTCGATTTGCCATCCAAACATTCTTGCTTTGACAGCATCGGGAACGTCCGCCATTTCCAATTCGGAAGTATACCCGTTATTACTGTTGCTCACGTAATACGCCGTGTTGTCCGCGTAAAACGTGCTCGTTTCACCGACTGTCGTCGGGGTAAAGCGCACCGCGCCTGGTATCGGAATCGGTGTTTCCCATGCCGGTTGCGTCGGCGAGCTGTCGTCCACAAATGCAATGTGCACCTGTTCTAAACCAAAGGTAACTTTGTTTGCCACGCTAGTCCCTCCTTCAAGATCCCAAACGTTTGGGATTATTCGATCAATTGGATTTCATATATGATTTGCCGAAGCTTCTCGTCATTCAGCCACGCTTCGACTTTGGTGTACGGAAGTCGCAGCTCCTTCAGCTTGTCTTCGACAAGCTTTTCTTTTGCTAAGTCTTTTTTGACCGTATAAAGCTCGACCTGATAATTGCCGATTCCGACGTAATTGTGATTGTCGGCTATCATGTCGCCAGAATAGGCAAACTGATACGTGATAAACGGCGGTGCCGGTGCAGGGTTTTGCGGTGTGCTCTCGAATTCGCCATAGGCGACCGGCATACCGAGCGATTTAAGAGCTGCGAGCAATTCCGCTTGTGTCATGTGCCGCCCCCGTTCCGGATGATCCGCTTGATATCTTCGGGAAGATCGGCTCCGTACTTATCATAAGCCGGGCGCAAATGGGGAAAGGCGCGGACGCGACCTCCCCCGCGCTTTGCATGGCCAAACTCCAGCACGTGGACTCGGCGATAGTCTTTTTTGTTCCAAATGACTCGTTTTGTCCTGCCGGGATTATCTTGCTTCGTTTTTCGAAATCCCTTTGCATATTTCCCGGATCGCTTTGGCGCATCAGTTACCACGGCATTCAAAACTTTGTCCGCCGTCTCGTCTACTTTACGATCAATAGCGTTGGACACGTCCTCGGTATACTCACGGAAGGCATCTGCAATCGCTTCGGCCAAACGATCGATCGGGACATTAGCCATTTGCCGCCACCCTTTCGCATGTTAGCTCGGTTTCATCGTCGGCATTGTCGTATGTCCGGATGACGGAGTAACGCAATCCTTCGAACTGGACGGTTTTCTGTCCGTCGTACTCAAACTTATGCACCGCCAACACAAATTCCGGCCGATGCCCCTTAGCAGCCGCGTTGTAAAACTCCGTTCGTCCGGCCGATTCCTTTCGACATAGGACAAACGTTTCAGTTTCGATGGGAATTTGATTGCCGATTTCGTCCTCGTCATACGTTTCGGCAATCAGCGTCAACTCGTAATCATAAGTCCGATAGCGTTCGGATCGCATCATGACCGTGTACCACCCGAATGAATAATCAGATTGTGCATCCGGAATTGCAAATGTCGCGGCATGGCTCCGTCGCTATCCCGGCTTTGATATCGCCACGTGGTATAGTCGACGCAAAACATCAGGTGATTGGCATCATCGCTTTTCAGCGCAACGCCCTTCTCATCCTTAAGCTCCTGCACAATACCATCGACAATAGCGGTCAGGTAAGTATCCCTGACCGCCGTCCGGATGCCAAGCCGCTCCTTGACGAGTGAAACAATCAATGCGGTATCCATTAGGATTTGGTTGCGGTGACCGTGTAGGTCTTCGTCGTCGTACCATTCGTGACGATAATCGTGACGGTGTTTTCGCCCGTGGTCCACGTAATTGCCGCGCCGTTCGCTACCGGTGTGCCGTCATGATCGATCGCCACCGTCGCGCCAGTCTTGGCAGCCGTCGCGGTGATCGTGTTCGAAGCATTCGTCGTCGAAGTCGTATACGTTCCGATTGTCGGGTTAAAGGCCGGGGAGAGCGTCAACGATCCCAGCGACAAAGCCGACAAGTAGGCGTCCTGCGGGTTGGCCGTATCCGGAGCGAATGGAACGGAAGTCGTCGGATTTGCGTTCGCAATGTTGACGATGACAAAAGCTTCGCCGAATACAGGTTTTCCGTCATATCTCGCTGTTCCCTTGAACACCGTTTGATCTTCGATAAACCGAACATGCTCGGATTGGGCAAGCTGCATGCCCGCGCGCTCGACCAAAAGATACAGCGATCCGTACCCGCCGATAATGTCGCCATCCGGGATAAAGTCCAGAATAACGATATCCCCACCGACAAGCGGCATAGTTGTGTTCATGCTGGCGACCAGCGCGCCCGCTGCGTTGAACACGACCATTTTCGCCATGAGCTGCGCATGGGTTTGGGTGTTCATCGCCCAGAACTTGGAGCCGTTGCTGTAATTTGCGCGGGCCACGGACATATTCAGCATTAGCGTACTGAAGAACTGCTCGGCCGTCATGCTGGCCGGGTTGATCTTCAGCAGATTGCTCGTGCTCAAATTGGTCCACGCCGGTGCCTTCGACGACCAGTCGCTCGGTTGTGACGTTTGCGCAAGGCGAGTCGCGATACCAAGCGGCATTTTCTTCCCCGTTCCGTACAAGATCGCCTTATCGATCGCAAGTCCGATCGCCTGCGCAATGGCATCCAGGATCTCGGCGGCAAGATTCAAGTCGCTATCTTCCAAGGTGGCGTTGCAGATCGGGATAAAGCCGCCGACCTTGTAACCATCAACCTCGATTTGGTTAAACAGGATTGCCAACTCATTCAAGGTGGCGCATGCCTCAGTCCAGATGGCTTCCGGAATCGCTCCGGAAATATTTTGGCGGGCCTTGCCTTTCAATGGCCGAAGTTGGACTTTGTTGATTAACTTGCTGTATCGGTGCAGGTTGTCCCGGATAAGGCCGAGCATCACTTCCGGAATCGTCAAATCCGCGCCAGTGACAGCTCTTTGTTGCGCTACCTTCCCAAGTTCGCGGACCTGGTTCAAAAAGTCCTTTACTTCATTTCTTGCAGCAAGCGCGGCGCGCTGCTCAAAGGGCATATTGCGGAAAAATCCGATCATTCTCGTTTCGCCTCCTGTAAATTGGTTTCTTTGATCCGGCATAGGGGAAGGAGCTGGAGTCGGGTTATTGTCCGGCGTCTTGCTGTTGAGCTGTTCCAATTCACCCTCCAGCTGTGTGAGCTCACCTTCGAGCTTGGTCTTCTTCTCGGCAAGAGCGGTCTTGTCCGCATCGAGCTTCCCGATTTCCTCCTCGACCGCCGCGATTTCCTCATCGGTATTGGCTTCCTCGATTGCGGCTGCCAGTTCTTCGGATCGGGTCGTCAAACCGCGTTCCTGCTCCAAAAACTCGGCCAATGCCGATTTGCGTTGCTCGATTTTCTTCGCCAACATGATTTGTCTCAACATTACGTTTTCAACCTCGCTTTCAATTGTTGTTTCCGCTGCTGCATTTGCCGCTCGCGGTACTGTGCGACTTCGGCTTTGCGGGCTTGGACACCGGTATCTTCATAGGCCGGGAATGTTACAACGGAAACCTCGTGTAGATCGATTTCACGTATTGTCCATTTAACCGAGCCGTCGTCCCGCCAGTCCGTTTCTTCACGCAAGATATTGAAGCCGAATGAACACTGATCCACATCCCCGCGTTTCACCCGCGCATAAAGGTTCATCGCGTCAGAGTCGTCTGGATTGATTTTGACCCGGCCCCATAGACCATGACTGTCGGTCCTGAGCTCCAGCGTTCCCGCCTTGTTCCGGCCGAGGACAAACATGGTTTCATGGTTGGCCAGCGCCCGAATATCGTTACCTAGTGTTTTGTCGAATGCTTCCGGTGCAAGCTCTTCGAAAGCTCCGGTCCATAGCTCCGTTTGTCGGTTGAACACGGCAAAGTATCCTTCGATGGTCAAGTCATCACCTTCAGAAGCCCTAGTTTCGAGCTTGGTCTGCAAGCTGCGTGTTTGACGCGTATCTCTGCTCAACCGCCACCACCTCCCTCCGGATTCAATTTTTTCTGGTCCCCGATCATCCCGGCCGGAATATAGTTCTCCAAGATGACACGTTCGTTCAGACCTTCCAGCGGAGAATCTCCAAGCCAATTGCGTATTTCGTTTCCTAAATACAGCCCGCGAACATAAAGGTTGCTGCCAACGTCCGCAAGCTCCTTCAGGTCGTAGGCGTACAACGACCTCGGATTGAATTTGAAGTACAAATCCGGCGAGAACAGCAGCTTTCGGGTAAGCTCTTGCACAATCCCTTGCGCCAACGGAAGGATACGCGAATTGATGAACGCGTTATACTCATCCTTCTTGAAATCGCCGACTCCAACAAAAAAAGGCGGTACCCCGATGATACCCGCCACCGTCCGTTTATCTATTTGAACCGCGTCATTAATCGCGAGGTCATTAAGGGATAGCGGCCTAACCTGATCGATTTTAATCAGTTCGGCCGGAACGATCCACGGCTTGCCGCCGCCCGTTTCAGAAATGTATTTATTCAGAATTTGGTCCCGTCCCTCTTCGTTGGCCAGCTCACCAGTAATCGAGTCAACGGAGATAATGACCGAAGGCTTCCACTTGTCCGACATGAAGCTTTTCTTTGTTTTAGTCGCTTGCTTCAGGTTATCGACGATATCCTTCAGTTCGACTCGGTACCCGGTTCCGATCCATGGCCGCTCGGGGTCCGGGTTGATCGTAAAGTGCAATACCTCATTATGTCCGTATGTCTTACCTTGGTACTGAACGTTATAGGCATCCGTTGTATCAATGAAACTAACGCCGGAAGGCTTTAGCGGAACAAGATCGTCGATTAATCCGTTTTTGATTCTTGGGTAAACGACACTATTCCCCTCGCCCGCAAGCATAAGTGTATTGACGATGTTGTACACCCACCCCTTGCGAGTCATCAGGCTGTACGGATTGATGTCGATTTTCCGCGACAGTTCATTGCGCACTCGAACATCCCCGTCGTCCGTATTCCGCATGAGATGAATCGTCATGGAGCTGATCAGTTCCGCGATCCGGTGAACGGCCATCCTCACTTCCGGATTTTCCGACAATCGGGTATAGCCGGGAGTGCAAAG